GTGATCTTCATCTCAAAGTCTAGGGTGTAGATGATTGTGCGGCGAGACTCTAATGCCGCCTCATAGTCATCCGAAAACGAGATCCCCTGAAAGGTAATGGGGGTGTCTTCTTTGAGGTCGATATCATCAATCGGCTTGATCGTTACGGTGTAGTTGGGAGTAAAGAACGGCAGAATCTGCTCTACGATCTGTAGTGCATCGTCTTGGCTCTTGGCATAAACGTTCAGGGCAAACTGTACGTTGAAGGGTACGGGTGTGTACAAGCGTGAAGCCGTACCGTCAACGGTAGTCGGGAATGTCTTGCACGAGTTTGTCTTGGGTAGCTGTCTGGCCGCATCATAGTTCATACCCACAATCTCGAAGGACATGCGGGGGAGCTTCACAGCAACCTGACGTTCTGCCAACTCGCCGTTTTGCATCTCATCCAAGCGAGCAAGGAAATCACGCTTAGGTGCATAGCTTAGGGGCACCTTCTGTTGACTGATTACCGCTCCACTTGAGTTTGTTCTCAGAACATTTATATCATTGAACAGAGAGCCAAAGACTGCGACCGCTTTTCGTATACGCTGATTGTAGAAATAGTCGCCTAACATTAAGGTTCTCCGAACGGATTGCTTTCATCGAAATCGACTATGAAGTCGATATCCCCGCCTTGACTCGTGGTGTTAAAGTTATCGTTCATGGCTTCGACAGGTAGATCCTCTTCGAAGCTAGACGGCGTACCTACCGCACTTGACTCATCACCTGTGATGTCGGCAGTGGTTGTCCACGAATGGTATTCACCGTCGGTTGCACCGTAGTGAGCCAAGTGAAGTTTGAGATCAGTCCCGCTATTGTCGATCTCGACCACCTCTCCCTTCATGGTAAAGTTGGCGTTAACTTGGGTTACAGACTCATTGATCTCAAAGGTTCCTGTTGATGAAGACAGAGTGACGATCTGCACATAGGCTTGTCGTTGCTCGACCACATCCACATCAAAGCGACCTGTATCAAAGTCTTCATCGTTGTACTCAAAGAGTTCAGCCCGAATACGGAAGGTGGGTAGGTCTTTGAGTTGATAGAAGGGAGACTCATCTTCAACCTTGGTGATCTCAAAGATAGAGCCACTTAGCTTGAGGAAGATCAAATCACCTTCACGAGGTCGATAGTAGGGTTCGTTATCGTCATTCTCGTAGACTGCAACACGATTAAGGAAGCGACGTCGGCTGACCACAAAGGTACAAGCGTCTCGTATCTCAACTCCAAACTTGGTGAAGAGGTCTCCGTCTCCATCAAAGCCTTCAATGTTCTCGATGTACATCTCAATCTGGTAGGCACGATCAAATCGCGACACGCTATCGTCATCAAAGATAGTGTCGCGCTTGACGATCTCACGGGGGATGTAATACACCTCTTGCCCGTAGATCTTGAGAGACTCAATGATTAGATCCTCATAGAGGTTCTGCTCAGACGTCTTCCCTTGTGTGAAGTAAAGGTTAGTAGGCATTGCTTATCCCATGAAGAAGTCTGGTGGAAATTCGTTTTCATTACGAAGTTTCTCTTCAAGCCGCTCTAGCTCAGTGGTTGCATCTTCATAGTATTGGCGACCGTTCATCTGCACCCCGCCCGGCAATTGCATACCGTCAAATTTCATCATGTTCATGCCCCACTGTTGCTTGATCAGTTGGGTCGTATAGTCCTTAACGAACTTGTCGTTCCATACGTCCGCAAACTCAGAGGGGTTGATAATGACCTTGGCTTCGTACACAACGAAGTCTCCAACCTTGAGGCTGTTGATGCCTGCGGGGTTAAAGTCACCAAAGATGTTTAGGCGGTTGCGATGACGCGAGAAGGTCACTCTTGGATCACCTTCTAGCAACTCATCAATAAATTCGAGGTATTGTTCGACCTGATAGTAATACGACATGCCTCCCGCAAACCCCATGAAGTCCCCAATACTGTTGAGCACCATCTGATACTTGACGTCAAACATGTTGACGCTAGAGAAAGAGCGGTTGAATGGAAAGACCTTAGTGACGTACAACACGCTGTCAGGAATCGGTATGTACTCGTTGGCGAAGTCGGTGTCAGTAATCTGGTGCTTTAGGTAGGTGCGATAGGTCGCATCTGAGTGGTATTCCTGATACATCTGAATCGCATCATCGACCTTGTCTTCGACTTGATCGTCGTCCACATTGATCTCAAGAACTGGAGCACCCAAGCGCCGTAGGCAAAAATCTACCAGTTCTTCTCTTGTTGTTGGCTTAGACATGAATCGTTGTCCCCGTTTATTGTTCTATTTATGTGCGAGTTCGATAGGTATTTGCGGCTTTTCTAGGATAAACAGCACCACTTGTGCCCCTTACCCCTCGATAACTCCTTGTATCAATGACGCCTGACTCAGGTCGGATTTCGTCACGCTTAAATGCAACCTTGGGAGTTTCGTTTGCTTCGTATTGATTGCCCGTAGGCCAGTCGCCCGTACCGTCAAAGGTCTCTCCGATAGCACGACTCAGTAAATCTGCCTTAGCTTGGGCAGGGGTGTAATCTGGATAACGCTCAAGAATGCCAGCCAACATCCCCGTAACTTGGGGTGCCGCACATGACGTTCCATTGAACTGGTTCATGTAATAGCTTGAGTTGCGGTCGTCAGAGATGACGCTCCCCATAAAGGTGGCGTCCGCATTAAGACCCGCAGTACATCCGTCGCCATACGCATAGATGTCTACGCCTTCACCTCGATTGGTGTAAAAGACTGGCTCTTCACCTGTGCTGGTAGCGATACCACTCACACAACCTACATTGATACCCGCATCACCACAGAATCCCTTAGAGTGGTGCTCGACTTGACCGTCTTGCACACTGCGAAAGAAATACTGAGACTTCTCAGGATTGGTACTGCTCTTAGCAAGCGTGTTGTCGTTGCCTGCCGATACGACAAAATGAATGCCATCCGCAATGGCGTCTTCTACATCTGAGGCGGCAGGAACAAAGTCATAGCTAATGATTGCACGTCTGTCACCCGATCCGTTGTAGTTGTTGGTGATGTCCGATGAAGCAAAGATCTTGGCGTCTTCCATCTCTTGGTTGGTCAATTTGTTAGCCGTGTTATTGGCGTCACCGTAAGCTGAAGAAGGTGTCTCTGCGTAATATGGCCAAGTATTGCCATCTGTAGCCAGAATATTAATGTAACCAAAGCTACAGTTAACAATGGTTGGGTTCTTACATCCTGTGTCAGCATTAATAGACTTGGCGTTGTGCCATGCTCGAATGTAATCGAACAGAGTGAACGCAACCGTGGAGGTCACATTACCTAGAGTTAGCTGTGTGCTTGAGTAACAACAGATGTTGTAGACATTGGCACTGGGAGCATATCCTTGACGGTTACCCGCTGAGATACACGCTACCGATGCTCCATGCTGTTGATTTTGTTGGAAGTCTTCGACTATGTTCGAGGTATAGGGTGCGTAGGTATATCCGTTGGTGAAGAAGTAGGCACTAGACGTACCCAATGATGGGTTCATACCTTGTACGGTTGCGTTGTACTGTGACCAATCTTCTTGAATAACTCGTGTGCCACCTGTCCCATCTGCATTGAGTTGCATCTCAGGATGGGCGGGATCTACATGACCATCACACACCACAATATCAACATTACGACCTGTCTCCGTAAAGGTGATTGATTCCGATAGCTCTTCATTGAGAGAACCCGAAGAAGTCCAACTCAATTGGTTGGCGTCATCCGTTAATAGATTACGGCTTCGGTAGAGGTTCCAGTTACGTGAGTCGGTTCCATTGGGAGCCGCAAAGTCTGATTTGTCATACACACCCGACGTGGTAAAGGCATGGGGACGAATCTCTACACCCTGTGTCCTAGTCACACCTCGAACGCGATCATCACTCCGAAGCGTATTGGCTTCTTCGGGAGTCAGCATGTAATGGGTGTTGCGCGAAGTGGGGCGCTGTGCCTGAAGACCTACAGCGCGATCAGGTATATAAAGAGAACCGCCTTCGGTCTCCATGTCGTCATAGAAGTCGCCTAGATCCTCGTGTCTCCATAATGTGACGATATATTCCTCTTGCACATTATTGCTCCAAATTGACGGTGGTTAGGGTCACTGTAATGTCTGCGGTGCCCCCTGATTTGTTAGTAATCGCTATCGGTACACTCGTTGATGCGTCGTCAGTCCACCCAATTGTTGCGGGTGACAGCTTGATTGTTTCAGTGCCCGTAGTGATTACCTCAGCAATAACACCTGCATCTGGTGCGGGATCGTCAGTGATCAATCGAGAAGCATCCGCTGAACGTGAAGTCCCATCGGTATAGACTCGAACCCATGCCGCCGCGTTAGTTTGTATCTTCAAAAGCGCATAGGTAGGACCAACCGTCGCAGTTGCATTGGCAGTTACGTTGTTAGCGATAGAGCCTGTAGTAACCGCTGGAGTAGCACGTGATTGGAGACCTGAACCACCACTTGCCGTGATTGTGAGGGTGTCTGTGGTGTCATTTGTTGTGACGGCAATTCCTGTACCGCCCACAATGGTTAAGGTGTCAGATTCTGCGTCAGCATCAATATCGTTTTGACCTGCGACTGCAATCTTGGTGAACTTGTTACCTGTGCCACCGCCACCACCTGATTGATCAGTGAAGCTAAACGAGCCATTGCCGTTAGTGGTTAAAACTTGACCATTGGTGCCATCACCTGTGACGTCGGTCAGATCCAATAACCTGAAGTAGCCGTCAGATCGCATGACATCAATGACACCATTCATAGCACCATGTGACGTACATTGATAACCGTATTGGTTACCTTCTACTGTGTCGGGGATCTTCCAATAAAGTGTTCCGCTGGTTTTACCCTGTGCGGCGGCACCTGTGGTTATAGTCCCGTTTGATGATACATGGACAACGCCTGTATCAAAGCTGGAACCATTGAAACGTATACCAAATGGATGACTGGGTACGAGATCAAGGTCAAAAGCAAGAGTGGTGCCAGCATGTGCGTGAAGAATCGGATTATCGACTGTCCCATATTGATCAAACCTGTACGCTGAAGAGCCATTTGATGTCACAGTAAGACGCGTAATCGCGCTTAATGCAAATTTATCTATGTCTAAACTAGCTGTCTGAGCATCGCTTAATTGATCGAACGATGTTGCTCCACCGCCACCACCGCCCGGCGCTACAGTGACGTTCTCCCACTGTTGGCTCGTTGCGTTGTATTGGAGGTATTGTTCGTCAGCAAGGGCAGTCAGAGTTACGTCTGCCAAGTCGCTAAGTTCTGATACCAGAACAGGACCACCCACATTACCTGCGGATATACCGTTGTTTCCCCACAGTAATCTGCCTGCTGAGTCATAGACAACGAATGACCGCGCATCACTGTCCAGTAAACGTCCACCCGCTGTGATCTGGGCATCACCCGCCATCTCTGTTGAGTCGAGTGTCGTGATACCTATGGCGTCTAGGTTAATCAAGTTCAACGTGTTGGAGAATGGGTTGTAGGTCAGTTGGTCGCTGTCTACCTTGGCGCTATCAAACTCATCGCTTGTTCGTCGCACCATGGTTAGGTTGAAGTTGAAGTTCTCTTCGGTGTCCTCAGTCTTGATCTTGTCTACTTGAGCTAGGGCTTCTACATCAATCTCGCCCTGCTGAACCAGACCGTCTGACTGACGACGGAATAGGATTTTGGTGTTAACGGTCTTTTCGGGAACGTTGAGCAGTCTTAGCTCATCGTCGATCTCTACGCTGTCGGTAAAGGTAGTTTTCTTTTCAAAAGAAATAGCCTCATTCGCAAACTCAGCATAGAACGTAAGATCGTCCTTGGTCTTGATCCCCATATATTCAACAAGGAAATCAAGTTCACCATTCTGTTTTGAGATGATCTGACGATCTGCTGAATCAAATACAAGCTGACCCCCAACCAATAGATCTTCGACGTCCAGTGTATCGATCCGTACCGAATCAAATATAGACAAGAAAGCAGTCTGGATTCCACGATTAAACTCCCATCGATTATCGGTTGCAGAGTAGATCATCGAAGCGTTAGCACCATCAAGGGTGATACCGCCTCCGTCTGCGGCGATAGCATCGGCGGCACCTTGTGCCAGAACGATATTCTTATCGTCCACTGTCATCGTCACAGAGTTGATTATTGTGTTGGTGCCATTGACGGTTAGGTCGCCATTCACTACGAGGTTAGTACCGATAATGGCATTGGCAGTCGTGGTTAATGACCCGACCGTAACGCCTTGGGTAGTGGTGCTACCTCGATCAGTAACCGTTTGAAGTGTATCGACTTCTTCAAACGTACCTAATGACCAACCCACACTGTCGATCGTTGTGAGATCGGTCGGGTCATTCTTGAGCACAAGGAAGTAAGAGGGATCGTTGTTTATCTGCTCAAGGACATTAGGTTTGAAGCTGAGTCCACCCAGTCGCAGTTCGTCCGTGATCCGACGCTCTCCATCGGAGTCAGATACAAGAACGGCACCATACTGACCTACGTCAGACGTATAGTTGCTTGGGAGACCGAAGTTAGGTTCGGCTGAGGCTAGGTCAAGATACGTGTAGCGACCACTGTCTAGCTGGTCGAACGGCGTGACCTTGACCTTTCCACTGAGTGAAATCGGCATTGCTGTGTCCTTATCCGTTAAGCGATTCTAGGAATGACAATGTCAGCTTGAGGCTGTCGTCTGTGTCACCTATGCCGGGAGGACCGGGCTGTCTCGCTCCGACTGAATGTGAGTAGGCCAGAATCTGGTTGCCTTCCTGAATGATCAGCTTGCCTGTTAAAGGCGTGACTGCATCATTAGGTAGAACCCCGTATTTCTGAACCAACGGTGTTTCAATACCTGTTCCCACGTCCTTATTCACGAACGAGAATTCAACGGCACGACCGTCTGAATCTACATTCGCTATCTGAGCCATGAGCACAATCGCGGTAATCCCGCTAGGTACTGTGTACACAAGTTTCCCTTGTGACGCGTCTGAATCACGGAGTGACCAGACCTTTGTTTTGAAAGCGTTTAATGGAGTCGCCATTTTATCCCTCTAGTGCTAAGATGAATGGAGTCAGTACAGCGAATAGCGAACGGTCAAATGTAATACCGTCGATTCGTCCTTCCTCTCTGTTAATCGTTAAGTCTTCACCAATTCTAAAGTCGCCCAATTCATCTGTTGCTGTGAAGTAGACCAGACCAAAGTTAGGATCTGCCGCGCCTACGGAGTCGAAAACGATCTCCTTAGACTTATCAGGGATACCACCGTTCTGTGGTATCGCGGTGAACATGTTGGTTCCACTACCTACGAATTCGAAGGTGTGACCCGATGCAGTGATCTGGGAACGCTGGTGGAAGTTGACCCTTTGACCTTTGCCCAATCCCTGATTAAGACCCGGCGCTAAAGTCACCTCAAACGAACCTGTCTCATCTAGGATTGAGTAATAGGAGAATGCGCCACCATACACAGTGGCCACATCGTCTTGATCTTCCATTCGGAATGGAGCACCAACAACGATTAGATCTCCTGATCCTCCTGCCGACACGCCTGAACCAAAGAGGTCATTACGAGATACATTTGGATTTGCGAGGTCAGTCGGCGCTTGAGGTACGATGGTAGACACCCGCTCCCAATCAGACGCCGCACGTTCGAGTATCGATACTTCGCTGGAATCCGCATAATCTGTTCCTATTACGGCAATGATGCCTCTGCTATTAATATCAACTGTTGAGCCATACTTGAACTGATCAGGTGTAGCCTTTCGTGCTTCAACGATGTCTTGGGTAACCCACTGCCCTTCAAAGAACAGGAACATCTCAGTACAACCCGCATTGGCAAGGAAGACTTCAATGTTGGATTCAGTTGTGGGGTTTGGCCACACACCTGATACCTGAACCGTATTGGCGGTGGCCGAAACGATCTCGTATGTACCGTCATTAGCGCCAGAACCCGCAACGGTGATGGTAGAGCCTACGGGGAACTCAGCCGCAAAGTTCGCATCTGTATCAGTCGTAATGATTCGAGTAGGACTGGTCACAAACTGACAGTCAGCCAATGCCTGCTTTGTGGTGTATTGGCTTGTGTTAGTCGAGGGATCAGTGAATTGGTTATTCACATAACCTCGTGGAGCCAACGGATCTGCATAGATCAGATAATCGGCTGTCTCGTTCATCACGATGTTTGGCTGTCGAGTACCAGAGAAGTTCATGGCTGGCAAAATGGTCTGTGCCAAAATGTAGTCGCCATCAATGTTTCGCTGGTAGTAATAGAGCTTGTTGACCGCTCCATCATAGGTGACCACTAGGTCAGCCCCGTCGATGTTAATTGCCACCTTAGGTAGAGTTGCGACTGCTAATCCACCTTCAGGCGTCACAATAGTCTGAGTCAGAGCAAACGCATCGGCTGTGGTTGCACGTTGGTAAATGTACAACTTACCTTGACCACCGATGATCGTATCTTCCCTTTGACCCACTGCCAAAACCGTACCGTCTTCGCTCATGGCGACTGTTTCACCAAAGCGACGGTCTCGATCAGCAACTGATCCTGTTGCGATGAAATCAGTCTGAGACCATACCGCGCCAGATCGATCGAAGATGTAAACACCACCGTTCTCTCGTGCTGAGTCACCTCCGTCAACCACGCGTTGGCTAGGTGCGCCAAATGCCGCGACAGATCCATCCTTAGCTACCTGAAGAGTCGTACCAAAGGTCTCATCTCCCGATAATGTCTTGATGGTGCCTGTAGGCTGAACCAATGCCTCATAAACCCACGTTGGTACACCGCCGATAATGTCCTTCTTAAAGACTTCGGCTTTACCTGCACCATCCTTAGGCTCAGACACAACAAGGTAGTTGTCGTCATTACTGATTGATAGCTTACTGCCGTACTCTCCATTTAGTGTCTTAGTGTTCTGGGCATACCGCTCAAGTTCTGTACTGTTACCTGTAATGCTCCAGTCTTGAGTGATCTCATCTGAGACCTGAGTAACGGTGTAATAGAAGTTCTCACTATCGAACTTGACTGCATCGTTGTAGTTGGGCTTCTTAAAGTCCCCCAGATTCTTGGTGTAGTCAGCCGAATCATTGGTAATGATCGTGTTGATACGGATCGTGTCAGTGTTGATCGGATAGGTTGCGTGGAGATCGCCCTTATAAAGAGAAGGCGAACCACCCGTTGCTACCAATCCCCTGTCACCAAATGATGAGTTGGAGTTAGTTAATGAACACTGGCCACCCGTCTCCGCAAGTACGGACGTAGTGGTGGATACCGTAAAGAGCGATACCAACTGAGAGTAGCCACGATTCAACAAGTAGACGCCGATACCACCCGCATTAAACTGAGTGAAGGCATCCAGTACCATAGACCTTAGACCTGTGACCTTCGATCCATCGATGCGTAAACCAGTGCCCGAAGTCGTTAACGAGGTACAGTTCTGCACGTAAGGCGACTGAGTGATGAATGGACCCGCTCCCGGTGAATCTACGCGTGGATCATAGGCTAGACATGCCGCGCCATCTTGGTGATCCCTAAACGTAATCTCCTTCAGATAAACCCCGTTGTCAGCCCAGAAGAAATCTGAGTCCACACTCTTAGGTCGGAAGGTTACCGAACGAAGCGCGTCACCAATGATCGATGTCTTGGGTGGTAGCTTGATCGGGTTATTGATGATGTAGTCACCCGACTTCACAAAGATCGTGCTGTCCGTACCTTGGTTGTTAGCTACCGCATTGGAGCTACGGATGATAGTGAGGCGTTCGGACGCGCCCACATCAAAGCCAAGGAATGCGTTGTAGAGATCGTTGAATGCTACCTTGTATCCCAACGTGATCAGGTTAGGGAAGATCAAGCTGTCATAGCCTGTCGCCAATCCTGTGGGCACGTTGTATTGGTAGACGTCCAGATCGTTGTCAGCCCCGAAGAAATCTCCAAGCTGATAGGTGCCGTCTCTGCTTTGCTGGACTGCCTTGATGATGATATCCAGCAAGTTGCTAAGGCGAGTCGTAACGCCTGCGTCCAGAGTTGTGACATACCCACCCAAAATAGTCTTCAACTGTGTGTAGGCGGCGATAGTGGCATTGAGTTCGTTTTGACCCAACAGATCCACATAACCATTATTGAAGATAGAGAAGTAGGCTCGCTGTGCAGTATAAGTAGCACTGTTGCCTCCATAGCGCATATCATAAGACAGTGCGTCTAGGATGTAGCCCACATCTCGACGACACGTTGCCTGATCGTAGCTGAATGCTGGGAAGATCTGATTAGCATACGCCACAACCTCAGTCGCAAAGTTGTCCTTGTTCTCCGCAACTATCTGGGCTTGTGCGCCAAAGGCGGGGACCGTAGTAGTAATGGCAGTCGGGTTGGCGGCAGTGATCGACGTAATGATGATATCGATCAGGGTGTTGATCTTAGTAGTCTCTGCCGATGTAGAAACATAGTCTGCAATGATCGTCTTGAGTTGCTGATATGCCGCAACGGTTGCCAGAATCTCACCCGTACCTAAGAGGTTGTCATAGACGTCTGCGTTCCCATCAAGGTTCTGATCAGGACCAAAGAGGTCACGTCCAACCCAATATGCTTTGGCCGCTATCTCTGTTCCATACTGCTGATCAAAGAGTACGTCGTGCTGAAGGGCATCAATGATTAAGCCCAAGTCACGGACACATGCGTCTTGATCGTATTCCAGAGTGTCATAACTATCGTCAAGGAACTTGATGACACGTCTTTGGATTCGCGTTCGGTTGGTAAGAAGTGCCTGTTGAGCCGCTCTCTGATCAAATGGAACGCCTGCTGTACCTGTGAAGTCGAGTGGATCGCCATCATAGTCACCATAGTCACTGGACTGAGTAATCAGATCAGTAATCTCACCGATACGATTGGCCACAAATGTCTGGTTTGTTGTGCTTAAACCCAAGCCAGCCAATAACGTTCCAAGGTATTCAATCGATTGAACGGTGTAGTCCAACTGATCTTTCTGAACCTTGTCAGCCACCACTCGTTGGTAGGAAAGTCCCGCCACTGTGCTGTTGTAGTTGGTATTGTTCTGTAGGTCGATTGCAATAGCTTCAATGATTAGCTGAGTATCCCGATAGCACTTCTCGTCATCAAATGACGACACGACTTGGGTGTCGTTGACGAAATCAATCGTGGCATTCTGGATGTCTAGCTTGCTGGACTCGATGGCATTGAACTCATCAACATCAAGACCTGATAGCTGAATTTCAGACTCTGCACGGATAGCCGCATCATCATCTGCCTCTAACACCTCAATAGTGATGTCGATCAGATCAGCAATAACAGTCTGCTCAGGTGTCGTCGTCACATAAGTGTTGAGGATAGTCTTCAACTGACCATAAGCACCAATCGTAGCTTCGATCTCTGCTTCTCGATTACCCAATTGGTTAGTCGTACCCACAAAGTAAGACAAGGCGCTGTTACGTGAAGCGGTGTTACCGCCATACTTAACGTCATGCGTTAAGGCATCGACTAAATAGCCCACGTCTCGATCACATCGAGCGGAGTCATAGTCGGTCAGCCCCAAAGTGCCCTGAGTGTACGTCTTGAGATCGGAGATAATCGTCGCTTGATTATCAATCAACGCCTGTGAAGCCGCGATACGATCTGCTGTTTGATAGGTTAGGCTGGCATTGGTTGGATAAACAGGGTTTTGATAAGTGGTCTTGGTGCCATCGAGCACCATAGTGATACAACCCACCAATGTATCGATTCGTGCATCCTGTGTTACATCTGGCAATGCCTTAACTTGATCCCGCGCAAACTCAACCGCCAATAGAGTGGCGCTATCCTGATTCTCAAGGACATAGGCTGAGTTGGCTCGTAGGTAAGAGTTGGCCGCAGTTAACGTGTTGTAGTCTGTGCCTGTGTGTAAGTCACGCTTTAGCGCATCAACAATCAGACCCACATCACGGAAACACTTGCTTTGATCGTAGGCTGGATTAAAGAACCGATCATTAGCATAGACGATGGTGTCGTCTTGAATCGTCAACCGTGCCCCATCAATAGCGAGCTTCTCAGCTTTGTTGGGGATAGATCCAGTAAGATCTACATCGATTTCGTCAGGTAGAACCTCAATTCCAGACTGTACTACGCTAGTGAGGATCGAAACGAGGCTGTTGATGTTAGCTATTTCAGTATCGATTGCATCACTGGGGTCTTGATCTGAACCACTAACGGGTCCGTCGATAACCTTTTGATAGAAAGCGGCAAGGTAAGCAAAGGCGGCGGCTGTTATGGTTCCTTCTCCAAAGCCCAACTGACTGACTGCGCCTACCCAATAGGATGCCGCATTCTGTCGTACCGCTGAGTTACCACCGTACTTAACGTCGTGTGTTAGGGCGTCAATGACATACCCAAGATCTCTCCGACACTTGGTTTGGTCGTAGGTAGCCGCAGGGAAGTTTTCACTAACGGTTGCAATGACGTCTTCAACTGCCAGAGATCTAGTGCTCTGGATGACACTTGCCGCCTCAATACGATCTGCTGTTTGGTAGGTCGCATTGGCTGTTGTTGGATAGGTGGGTGCTTGGTATTCAGTGACCCTTGTCTCCAACACATCGGTAAAGCGTTTAAACAAAGTATCAACCGTGCTGTCAGATACCACATTAGTCAGACGCTTAACTTCACGCTTGGCATAAAGAATAGCCGCGATGGTGATGTCTTTTTGGTCACTCAACACATAGGTGGAGTTAGCCCTTGCATAGGCAAACGCACCCGTGATGGTGTTGTAGTCAGTGCCCAAGGCAAGATCGCGTCCTACTGCGTCCAGAATCAGTCCGACATCGCGGTAACATTTATCTTGGTTGAAGCTGGGGTAGGACGGCTTAAAGTTTGTGTTGACGTAGTCAATGACTGCCGTCTGTGTGTCATTCTTCTCTGCGATGATCGCTTGGTACTCAGTCGCAGTAAGACCAGTGATATCAATCTCTTCAATGGCTATTAGGTTGTCCAAGCTACCTGTGTTAATCACACCAATAATGATGTCGAGTAGGTCGCTTGCCCGTGTTTCCTCTGCCACCTGCTGGAGATAGACGTTAACAATGGTCTTCAACTGAACATAGGCGGCGGCTGTTGCCGCTTCTTCGCCAGCGCCTAACTGTGATTGAGTACCTGCAAAGTAAGCAGTTGCCGCAATACGAGTCGCTGTGTTGCCACCATAGAAGATGTCGTGACGTAAGGCGTCAACGATGTAGCCTGTGTCTTCTTCACACGCGGCTTGGTTGTATTCTAGGTTGGGGTAGTTAGCCTGAATCCATGACGTAAGATCATTGATGATATTAGTACGTGCATTCTTCAGGTCTAATTCTGCGGTAGCACGTTGGGATGTGTGGTAAGTCCCGCTTGGATTTCCGTTAGTTGGGATCGTATATGCGAGTGTCGTACCGTCAATAAAGTCAGTAATTGTTTTGAAAAGATTAGTAACTGTGCTATCATTAACAACATCGGGTAGTGCAAGTATTAGATCTCTCGCATAATTAACTGCTGAGACTGTCGCAAAATTCTGGTCACTGAGCACATACGCACAGGCTGATCGAAGGTAAGAGTTACCTGCGGTCAATGTGTTGTGGTTAGAACCCAGAATCAAATCCCGCGCTACGGCATCAATGATCAAACCCACATCACGCGAACACTTTCCAGCGTCATAGGACGCCAACTCAGTTGAGTTCACATACGTTAGGACAGCATCTTGGATGGCTGTCTTATTGGTTTGGATAGCATTGGCCGCACTATTGGCGTCTAGGGATGCTTCAACGGGTGGATCAGTGAATACGAGATCGTCTGGTTCACCATCATAGAAGATGTCGATGATCTCAGTAAAGCCAGCAACCACACGATTGGTAGC